GGCGTTTCTGCAACATCAGATACCTAGCAATAATCTTAGCCTCTGGTATATCTACACCCTTGAGTGTTGACTCATCAACCTTTGGTAACCCAGTTTCGGTAAAGACAGATGGCTTCCAACCATAATGAACAAGGTGTCTTCCTACTTGCTGTCTACTACCTAAATTTAATTCGGGGTAAGTCCAGTACCCATAGTCACCAGCATCATTAGTGTGGCATCCTAGGTCAACCTCTGTTTGGTAATGCTTACTCCTTTTATTATCCTTTGTGAACTTAACAGCCACTGGTTTCTTTGACTTCCATACTGGTAAAGGAACAAACGTCTTGTGTACCTCATCCTCTGCCAATCTTAAGTCATTATTAATTTCTTGCAACAAAACCATAGCACTCTGTAAATCAAAGTACCACCCAGTTTTCTCTTGTAATGAGCAGTGCCTCTTGGTGTCATACTCAAGTTGCTTAGCATCATCACTAAGATTGCTAGCTAAAAGATATTTGTATAGTTTGGTTGTCACTTTAGTATCTCTAATACAATAGTCCAACATCTCCAAAGTAAACTTAGACCAATCATCATAGTCACCTTTAGCAAAGCCAAGCCTATCTCCCCAGGCTGACAGTGAGTGACCACCATCAAGCCTAGGTTTATATAGTTGACTCATAATCAAGGTATCCTCTATTTGTATACCACTAAAATCAACATCTAATAGTTCTTCCAGCACTGGCACATCAAAAGATATACCATTATGAAAGATCAGGCAGTCAGCCTCAGACACAAGCCAAGGCTTAAATAGATTCAAACAAGGCCCAGCAAATGTGATGCACTGGTCTGTGTCTATGTTATGCACAGCTATGCACCACACCTTGGTTGCCTCGATGCCATCAGTTTCTATGTCACAACTAAAAGTCCGCATCATCACCCTCAATGATAGGATTGTGTCCTTTCTCTAGTCTACCAGTGACACCATTAAAGTATGCCCATCCAGCCTCTCCAGTCTGACCAGTTCGTCTAAGTTTCGGCACACGAATCCTCGTAGAGTTTCTCTCATAATCATCTTCAGCTAGCTTATCTCTTGAGAATAGTATGTTAGTGTGACAAGCCTGGGGTATAGCACCACTGCCCTTGACATCATACTCACATATCTTGTGTGGATGTGAGCCATCATCGGGCTTTCTAGTGTGGGTACTTAGTATCACAGTAGCCTTGGTCTCCTTACATAGCTTGATAAACCTATCCATCACCTCTTCTATGTTCTCGTTAGATAGGTTCTTTATTGCAGTATGTAGTGGGTCTAATAGTATGACAGTACAGCCAACTCCCTTTATAAAATACCTGATCTTACTAAACATTTCCTCCAGGTCCACGCTACCGCCACCGTCATTATGTAGTTGTATCTTAGAGGCAAAGCCAATATCTATTGCTTCATCCATAATTTTATCTACATCTAAATCATTAGGCTTAGTGAGTTGCATATTCTCACCAGTGTGTACGCTCACAACTTTCCTGATCGTTTCATCTATATTATCCTCAACCATAAAGCAACCTATTTTCTCTTTAGTATTAACAGCGAAGTGATAGATTAACTCATTGAGTATAGTTGTCTTACCAATAGAGGTGTGTGCAATGATAGACACTAACTCACCCCTTGCTACACCACCACGCATCATCTCATTAAGATTACCAAACGCATCTGGTAGTGGTATTAGTTCTGTATCCTTATAGTTGTGCATCGCAGTGTACATATCAGAAACAGTTGCAACACCCGACACTATGAATGGCTTCGCATCATTCCACCATTCAGAGATAAACTCCTTCCCGTCAGAGTGCATTATGTACTCACTCGCATCCTTGTGTTTAGCCAAGGTAAGTATCTTGCATTTGTTAGGACCGAGTATAGGTGCAATCTTCTTTGCAGCTTCTCGACCAGCAATGTCATTATCAAAACATAATACTACTGTCTCAAAAGAATCGAGCCATTCAATATTAGCCTTGATATTATCAGTACAGTTGACACCGTTGTTTATACTAACGCTTGCCCACTTTGAACCAAACATCTCAAAGACTGACATCGCATCCAACTCACCTTCACACACAGTAACAAATTTTCCTCCAGCTTTGAATAAGTTCTGACCAAACAGAGCATTATCTTTACTGGTGTTACCACCGCCAAAGAATTTCTTATTGGCTACTAGCCTTGTCTTGATACCAACCATCTCACCCTTCTTGTTATGAAAGGGGTAGTGGTGTTTGATTATGTTACCTTGAGCATCCTTCTCTGCCTTAACCCTATACTTCTCTAAGGTTTCTGCCCTAAGTTTGCGATCAGGTAGGCTATAGTATTCACCTCTATAATCAGCAAGCCAGTCTTCATCCTTCTTAGGATGTGCTGGGTATTCCTTATTGCTTAACGGACCTGTCGGACTCTCAGTAAATCCGTGTTTGTTACAGGCAAAACAGTGTGTCTGACCATCTGAATACACAGCCAGGTTATCCTTGCTTGTGTCACCACCAGTGGCTGCACAATCGGGACACTGTTCCTTCCTCAATAGTACATTTTCCATATTTCCTCCCTTGAATTTAAAAGGGCAGCCATAAGCGACTGCCCCACCTTAACAGTAAAAGTTAAAGTTAAAAGTCAGAAGGGTCTGCATCCTCCACACCCTCTGCTTTCGCCTCAACTCTGATAGCTTCCAAGTAAGTGTAAGCATCAAAGTCTCCCTTGCCTTGTTTGACTTTGACTGTTACCTCATCACCGAACAACGACAAATGGTTTATACCTACTTCATCCTTATCAGAATTGTAGATTTTAGGCAATCCAAAATCAACCTTACGCTTAGCAGTAATTTGGGTTGCACCCTCATACTCACTAGTCTTAAGACCAAGTTTCTCTGCCTGTTTTTTGCTATTCTTATCCAACGCAATCGTCAAAGAATATTTCTCCTGACCCTTATAAACATCGGGTTTTGTAACGTGATTAAATACCACCTTACCAGTTAGGCTCATAGCACTCATATACATCTCCTATAACATTAACATTAAAATGACCCGAAGGTCTCCGATTAGTAGGTAATCCTACTAAGAGTACACTGGAAAATAAGGAAGGAAACCAGTGTACACTTAGAAAGACTATTACTAACTAAGACAGGCTAGGAGTTTATTCTATATATAATATATAAAATTAAATATCCTAGACCGTCTTAGTATGTGTATCTAAATAAGAAAATAAATTATAGCATAGATTCATACATCCCTGTTATCGCTGACTCTTGCTATTTTTCTTTCCTGATCCCTGTGTTCCTTGTAATACTGGGGTGATTTCATATACTCTTCGACCATATAATTTATCACTTGTTCCTCAGTAGGTTCTTCACCATCTAACATTTCTTGCACAGCTATCTGTGCTTGCTTCATAACACCCATTATCTTCCCTCCTCATCCCTTTCATATCCAGGATAGTCATCATCATCATCGAGAGCATCATCCTCATAGACAATCTCCTCAACACTTGTAATCTCAAACTCATCGTGCATCTGAGAGTTTCGAGCCTGCCTATGATACTTATCTTCCCAATAATTATCATCAGCCATTTGTCTTGCTTCATCCTCACTGTCAGCATCCTCAATCTCTACTTCAAAATTGTATGATACTACAGCTTCTATCTGTACTTTATAATTCATAACTTTTCTATCTCCTTCCATAGTTTATTAATTTGTACAACTAAGGTGCTGTGGTATAAATCTTGCAGCTCTCTTATTTGCTCTTGTTGGTATTGTAGTATGTCGATCAGGTGTCCTGGTTGGAATCCAATCTTTATGTCTTCTCTAATCCTAACCTTGCCATCATCATCAAACAAGTCACCACCATATACATCACCAAAATTAAACGCATCCTCAATCCGCTCATCAATCCTCTTATCGAGAGCGTAAGTATCAAATGTAATCATCTTCTTCCTCCTCTATATATAAGTTTTGTATTGTATTTATATTATCCTTACGCCACTGATTTCTTAGCCTGTCTCTGTATCTCGACAGAGCAGCTCTCTTTGTATATGGCATAAGATTCCCATCCCTATCCTTCACTGACTCACCATAACACATCCCATCCATATAACTAGGGTTGATAGGTATACCCATAGCAACTTTTACTTCCTGGTCCTCCCATTCATAGGAATAGTTACGACCATAGACTGGATGTGTTTGTAGTTCTTTAGAACCTAGTGGTAGAAAAACCCAATCCGTATCCTTTGACACTTGTAATCTGCGATGTGCTCCTGGTCTACTAAGACCAGTGGCTTCCATCACATCCTTAACAGTTATGATTGAGCCATCATCCATAATATATTTTTTATATTTGTGTGCCATCGTCATCCTCCTTGACTAATCCATTATCTGTCATTATACCCTCAACCTTATCAACAAGATATAGGAACTCATCCTCTTTCTCTTCACTGATGCGGAGGTCCCCATTCTCATCTTCAACCCATATATTATCAAACTCATACCTTGATGAATACTCCAGGGCCATCGTTGCTATCTCACTATACAAACTTATCCAAGTATGTGGATGCAACTTTACATCATCTAATATTAATTTTTCAGTCATACAAATCCTCCTTGTTTTAGTATGTACCCTTCTCTGGATAGCGTTCAACCTTAGTATACCCTTGACGCTCGTGGTGAGGTGCTGATTGTTTACCATCAATCACCCAAGTTTTCATAAAGAAAGTAGACTTCTCAAGTTCCTCAAAGCCCTCGAATACTGGTGCGTTTATATATTGTTTATCCGCTTGTCTAAGACAAAAGAGTTTTGGTATTAAATCTGTAGTTAGAAAATTATCTACATCCTCTAAAATACAGAGATATTCTCTCTTATCAATCTCTCTACCGTGTATGTCTTGCTCTAGTCTAGCAATCTCACTCTCTAGATGCTTAACATTCACGAGTTCTAAGTCACGAGAAATCTCATCCTCTAACTCACTAACTTTAGTGGCTAGTTTATCTATCATTTTATCTTTTTTCTTGCTCATAGGTCTCCCTGTTTTAGTATGTGGGCTATCACATCGACAGTCCATCCGTTGCCCAACATCTTCTTGCGTTGGGTATTGCTCACTCCCTCGGTATAGTTATCGGGCAGTGTTTGTAGTCTTTCCATCTCTATTGGTAGCAGTGGGCGATACGTTCCCTTCTCTACTACCAGATTATCCTTCTCAACAGTAGTCAAACATCCAGACTTCTCATCCTTTCGAGGCTCAAGCCTCTGCTTGGGTGTGATGTCTGTATTATAATCATCCCTCTTACCAGTATCTGGGTTGATTCGTCTGCCCACCATCCTTGCTACCAATACTTTAGGCTCACGATTACCTCCACCCATAGTATTCAGAGTAGGGCTTTTGCCAGTATCCGAATACACACGCTTGAGTATGTCGTGACCATTAATATCCAGGGCCGTTCCAACGTGATGACAATCCTCATTCTCATCATATTCTCTAAGTTCACAAGTTCTAACACCAGTCATTGCTTGGTTGCCAAATCCCTTGTAATCCCTAGCCAACAGACAAGCAGACTTATCTATATTAGTACGCCTAACTGTTGTGCCCTGATCCCCAACACTATCACCGAATCCTTCAACAAGTATATCCTTTAACAGAATACCCTTATCCTTGGGTTCAGTTATATCCCAGTTGCACCAGTACAATCGGTATCTATTTTGTGCTGATACCAGTGACGAGTTTATCGCTACTGGCTGCACACCTAGATAATCACTGATTATGTCCTGGTACTCTTGCTTCATCCTTACATTTTCCAATAAGAATTTAACATTAGGATTGAATTTCCTACACTCATCCAAAATTCTAAGAAATTCAAAGAATAGTGCGGACCTGGGGTCATCAAACGCAAGTTGCTTACCAGCAAAACTAAATCCTTGACAGGGTGAACCTGCTAAGATCAGGTCTATATCTGGTAGTTGTCTGCCACTGACAAAATTCACATCCCCTAAATTTACAGTATTAGGGTAGTTTTTAAGTGTAATCTTCTCAGCCCAAGGGTCAATTTCAGATGCAAAATAATATTTCACCTTTATCCCTGCTCTTTCTAGGGCTACTTGACCGCAGCTCGAACCATCAAACAAAGCACATACGTTGATGCCTAAATTGTTTTCTTTATCCATATTTTTACTCCTTTATAGTGGTAGGACTTTTATCCCACCTTGGTTAACTACTGCCACTTGTCATATGAAGTCTCATAGGCTTCTTTATGTTTCAATGCCATCCTCCTTCGACATTCTTCTAGAGCACCTAGTCTCTCATATATATACTCAATGGCTCTTCCTTGCTTTTCTTTCTCTTTCACCAGTTCTTTAATTACTGGATATAGTCTTAATGACTTATCTTCCATATATTACTCCTCTATTTAATAATTTAATCAGATTTGAAATCACCTGGACTCATACCAACATCCCGATACACATCACTTACACTTACTTCTTCAGTATCCACTGGTGTGCAGTGTTCTTTACAATCCTCACATATATCTACCCACACAATAGGAGCACCACAACAATCGGACTCTACTCCGTGTTCATATATATCACTGTAATCCAAACTCATATTATCTCCTTATCTGTCAATACCTTCTCGAATATGGTGGTCTATCACATCCTGTAATACAACACCATACAATTCATCCTTATGCAATTCAAAGAAATTTTCTGCTGCTCTTATCCTTGCGTCATAAGAATTTTCATCTAAATCTACCTTGTTGCCACAATCACCACATTCATTATGTCTATCTATATCAAGTAGACCATTATGAATTTTAGCATCACAACACGCAGACCGTAGCCACGTATAAAATTGGTTCATCTTACCTCCTAATGTTTAAAGTAACTTACATTTTTTACACTAAAATCCCAACATTGTCTACACTCACCACATTCACCATCATTATCAAAGGCTCTGCAAGTTGCATCATCCTCATTACTAACAACAGTGCTGGTGTTTGCATACTTAGGGGATTTGCCATCCACAAAACTACCACTTAGCCTGATCACTAGATTTTTCGGGATAGGCTTCTTGTAATTTTGTATCCAAGCACTTTCCTTAGTGGGTAGCCAGTATTTTACATCGGGAGTTGCTTGTGCTATCTGCACAATCTTATCCAGATGCCCAATACCTTGTATATCACCACTATCGTGCCATCTAAAAACTTTACTTTCTAGTATTTTCTTAGCGTGGGTCATCACAAATATCATTGCTTCAACCCATTGAGGCTTATCAATACTATTCAAGCGTGTGTACTGTGCATCTTTTATTGCTGGGTATACTGCATAAAATCCTTTATCCGCATAACAATCAGCACATACAGAATCTTCTATTTGCTTTAGTATCATTCCAGTTTTGCACATATCCGTAGGCAATCCATAGGACCAAGTTGGCATTTTCTTTGGTTTAGAAAATCCACCAACATATTCTTGAGCTGCCTTCAGTGTTTTGAATGGCACAAACAAATTGTTTTCTATATTCATAATTATCCTTCCATAGTTATAACAAGTATGAACTATCTCCCCATATGTATTGAAAAGGGTAGGAATCCGAGATAGTTCATAGTTCTTACAACTAGGCAATCCTTTGCCTTAGTTCTTCTATAAATTTAGGCTCTGCCATTTCCTCACCATAAACAGAGTACCAAACTTCCAGTATTTCATCAACAGTAAATCTCTTATCCAATTCCTTAGACAAAAGATGTATTATTTTCCAAGGGTTATCCTTGGTCAGTTCTGTATTTAATATAGTTTCTTCCACTTTTCTACCTCACTTTTCTAGTTATAACAAGTATGCCCAATCCTAAGATCAGGCATAGTTTTTACAACTCACTTCTCAAATTGAACGATAACATCATCGTATCCTCTAGAAGAATAGTATTCATAGAGCCTAACTGCCTCTCTAAATTCTACATAATTATCTGTGACTTCCACGCCACCAACCCATACTGTATACATAATTTACTCCTCGTCTTTAAATTTTTCGTTAATTCTGTCATTAATGTGAATGTACAAAGGCAATAAAGCACAAGCCATTCCAATTAACACTAGAACAATCAAGAAAAGGTCAAACAGAATTTTATCAATCATAAGTCTAACTCCTTTTGAGTGTATGTAATTGTTTGGTCCTTATCCTTACCCAAGTTTAGAAAATGAATCAATCCTTGAGAGCGAATAGAAATTATCGTATTAACATTAATCAATCGATAATCCATTACTTTAACATCAAAAACGGATATATATTGTTTATTATCCACTCTTTGATGCCAAGACTTACCGCCCTTGAGGTATTTCTCAACGCCTCTTCGACAGTTCATTCTTCGGACGCTTCCGTCAGTTTTAATAAACTTAACACCAACGAATTTTCCGTTTAATCCTTGAAAAAAGGATTGTAGGTTTTGGTATTTATTCATAATTTTATTCCTCGCTTCTTAGTTAAAAAATATTTTCGTATCCAATACGAGAAATTGCATTATCCAAAACTAACGGACACAATAACTCGATTGATAAAGATATTATCTCATATTAGGGGCGATTAGTCAATAGTGATACTAACATAAGGCTTTTATGCGTTCGTTCAATTTTGCCTATGTGTTGCTCGTCTAAGCGTTAACTAGTGTTATTAGATATTAAAGGATAGTGTAATTTTAGGGGTAGGGCGTAGCCTTGCTCGTGTTGAGTTCGTCCAAATTTGCCTATGTGTTGCTCGTCAGAATTGGGATTTTCTGCAGCTTTTTTGTCTATTTTCCTATAGACATAAAAAAACCCGCCTTTCGGCGGGTTCTTGGTTTTTACTACTTAGGCGACCGCTTCGGCTTCGGCTTCCGCTTCGGCGTTTATAAGTGCGACCGCTTCGACTACGTCTTCGCCGTTGACGTCTATAACAATCGGCGAGGAATCAAGCAAGGCTTGTGCTTCCTTTTCTGCCGTTTTGTTTGCTACGTCTTCGAGATGTAGGATTCGACTTTCGACTAAGTCTTCGACTTCCTCGTCACTAAGATTCCAAAACCAGTCTATATGCTTGGTCTTGATTTTGTCGGCGAGTATACGAGCGTTTTCGTCTTGCTCGTTTTTTAAGTCTTGTTTTTGACTTTCAGTCAACTCGACTTCGGGTTCGGGTTCGTCAAAACGGGGCATTGCATTGTCGCCCGTTGTGATTGTACCCACGCCGTTAAGTCTTAGGCGGTCGTCTTCGGTTAAGGCATTAAGTGAGTCGTCAATAACGTTATCAAACGCCCTCTTGACCATTGAACGAATACTAGCGTTTTTCTTGAAGTATTCGCTATCTTTAACGCCCTCACTTCTAAACTTGTTACGAGTGATGTACTTAAGAAGGCGTTCTTTACCGCCTTGACTTACTCGACCCTCGTTTAGTGCTAGGATTTCGATTAATTTCTCATAACCTAACCCTTGCTGTTTTAAGCCTTCGCCTAAACATTGGTCAAAGTCTTTAATATCTTGATTCATATTCTCAAGCATTAAATCCTCGTCACGATGTTGTAGAGGGTTTTTGGCATTCTCAACAATTTCCTCGATTTCGGGGCGATTGTTTAAATCTGCCATTGAGTCTTTAACTTCGGATAACTCGGCTATTGCCTCGGCTTTATCTTTAGCGGTTAACTCGTCAGTGAGTGTTATAGCCTCGTCAATTTCTTGTGCGACTACTTGCTCGTTTGTTTGTTTCTTGCTCGACTTAGAGCGGGATTGTTTTGGGGTTTCTTTTTTCATAACTTCCTTATTTTATCAATACGTCAAAGTGCGATTGATAAAGATATGATACTCGCATTCTAGGATTAATCAATAGTGATATTGAACAAAGTATAAAACTAAGTGATTACATTGTATTAATATTTATATGTATAAAATCTCGGAATCCGTCCGCCCTTTAAATTTTCGTATCCGATACGAGAAATGATTCGACGACCGTCGACGACCGTCGAGGGCAGAATGTTTTGATCGTGGATTCCTTTCGTAGTGGGGTAAAAACGGCGAAAGTGCGAGGGCGGAACACCCCTTTCAAAAAAAACAACAATCGGGGAAACCCACCTGAGTATAAAATTGTTATTTTTTCAAAGTAACACCAGGTAATTTCGGCATAATAATATATTTTATGAAAATACTTTGAAATAATTTGACGCACTCTTTATTTATAGGGTATAATATTGTATATCTTTTCAAAGTAACACTCTATTATTCCTAGAAAGGTTCTAAAGAAGAAAACTTTATTTATTATTCTATAAAAAACCTTTTAGAATATTCTAGGAATCAACTATAACAATATTTTTAGGGTATAATACTAGTATGGCAAACAAAGGTGAAATCTCAGTTGACTCTGAGAAAGAAATTAAAGAGATAGAACAAGAATTAGAAGAGGAACTACGCTATGCGGTAGCTTCTGCTAAAGGAATAGTACCAGCAGATGCTGTAATCAAGATTGAACGCAAGTTAGGTAGACCAACTGGTGGATTATCCCAGGAATCTAAGGCAGCTGGTGGTAAAAAGTCTCGCATTAAGCGAGGTCAGAAATATAAACCAGCAAGTGATGATTATTCTAAGGTAGAAGAGATGGTTACTATTGGATTAGACCAACATACTATCTCTAAAGTAATGGGTATTTCTAATGCTACACTTACCAAATATTTTTCACATAATTTATTGGTAGGTAAAGAAAAAAGAACTGCACGAGTTGCAGGTGTAGCCTACGAAATGGCAGTATCAGGTGAATCTCCTAGTATGACTACGTTTTGGTTAAAGACGCAGGCTGGCTGGTCACCTAAACACCACGTTGTTGTAGAGGATAGACAGTTTGATATACAGTGGGCCGCAAATGAGACAGATATTGCAGATGCAAACCAGATTCTAAGGGATAAAGACGATAAGGTACACTAAACTTTATGCAAGAGGAGAGGAAACCCATAATAATTCCCTATACACCAAGGGAATTGCAGAGACACTTACATACTCACTTAGATAGATTTAATGTTGTTGTATGTCATAGAAGATTTGGTAAGACTGTATTTGCTGTTAATGAATTAATCAAGTCAGCAGTACAAGATATAGGGGATGGCAAGAGAGCACCACGATATGCTTATATAGCACCACTATTTAAACAGGCTAAGACAGTTGCTTGGGATGAATTGAAGAGGCTATGTGTTGTATTTCCAGATGTTAAGTTTAATGAAGCCGAGCTTAGAGCCGACTTCCTTGGAGCTAGGATACAACTGTATGGGGCTGACAATTATGACACTCTTCGTGGAATTTATTTAGACGGAGTTGTGCTCGATGAATTTGCTCAGATGAACCCAAAGATGTTCTCTGAGGTAGTAAGACCAGCACTTAGTGACAGGAAGGGGTATGCCATATTTATTGGTACACCAAAGGGAAAGAATGATTTTTATGATTTATACCACTCAGCACCAGAGAAGAAGGGATGGGCTAGATTCTTATATAAGGCGAGTGAAACAGGGATATTAGATGATGAAGAATTGGCACTTGCGAAACAGGATATGGCAGAAACTGAATTTGAACAAGAATACGAGTGTTCTTGGTCTGCTGCACTTAGAGGTGCGTATTATGCTAAAGAGATTGAAGCTGCTTATGAAGAAGACCGAGTGGGGAAAGTCCCTTATGACCCGGCTAAACAAGTAGTAACAGCTTGGGACTTAGGTGTTTCTGACGCAACAAGTATATGGTTTGTACAATTTGTAGATAAAGCAGTACACGTTATAGATTATTATGAGAACTCAAATGAAGGTTTGCCTCACTATATCGATGTTCTTAATAGGAAAGGTTATCATTATGGAGCACATATTGCACCTCACGATATTGTAGTTAGAGAGTTTTCTACAGGTAAATCGAGAAGGGACCTGGCTTATGACTTAGGAATAGATTTCCAAGTCGCACCTAAATTAAAGGTAATGGATGGTATTGATACCACCAGAACTTATTTGAACAAGTGTTGGTTTGATGCAGATAACACTAAGAAGGGCTTAGAAGCATTACTACAATATAGAAGTAGTTATGATGATAAGAAAAAAATCTGGTCACAGAAGCCAGTCCACGATTGGACTTCACACGCCAGCGATGCTTTTAGGTACTTATGTATAACAGACGTAGTATTTACTGGCAACGACAGTGTCTGGGGAAAGGAACTCCCTAAGACTGATTTAAGTTGGATAGTATAGGAGAAGATATGAATCCGAAATGGTTTGAAAATAAGATATTAGAGATGGCAGAGGACATTAAAGACATCAAAGAGATAATGAAGATTGTAAGTAAGAGTCCACCGCCCCCTAAAGAAACGAAGTACCCTATTAATAAAGGTAAATAATTTATGGCTAAAATGACAAAGAGGGAGCTATCTGCTCACTTAGAGCAGGAAATAAGTTCCGCACTAGGGTATAAAGATGGCAAACTTACCGCACAACGCTCAGACGCATTAGACCGCTATTACGGTAAGAAGTACGGTAATGAGCAAGAGGGCCGTTCTCAAATTGTCACTAGAGATGTAGCAGATGTAATCGAATGGATTATGCCTAGCCTTATGAAGATATTTACTTCGGGTGATAAGGTAGTGCAATTTGAACCACAAGGTCCAGAAGATGTCGAGATGGCAAAACAGTCCACTGACTATACTAACTATGTTATTATGCGTCAGAACCCCGGCTTCAGTATTATATACCAGTGGTTTAAGGATGCTCTGCTACAAAAGAATGGTATAATAAAGCATTACTGGTCAGATGAAAGTGAGACATTAAGAGAAGAGTATAAGAACTTAACAGAAGAAGAGTTCACAGCTCTCTTAATGGAAGACAATGTAGAAGTAAAACAGCATACTGAAAATGGTGGTGATCAGGAAGAAGACCTTCTTTCTTTAGAGCCGAAAGAACCAATAACTCACGATGTTGTAGTAAATAGAACATATGAGGAAGGACAGGTTAGAATAGAAGCTGTACCTCCAGAAGAATTTTTGATTAACAAATATGCTAAGACAATACAAGATGCACGATTTGTTGCTCATAGAGTAAAGAGAACTAAGTCAGAATTAATAGAACAAGGCTATCCTAAGAGTAAGATAGAGAATGCTTTTAATAATGATGAAGCAGATTATAAGTCTGAAAGACTTTCTAGATTTTCACACGAACAAGACAATGCACCAGAAGGTGATATAGATGACGGTCTATGGGTTGTTGAATGTTATACAAGAGTAGATTATGACAACGATGGTATAGCCGAATTAAGAAAAATAACGAAGGTTGGAGACGAACTGTTAGACAATGAGGCTGTGG